AAAAATAGTCATTCTGCCTATTTTATCTCCCTTTACATAATCGTTGAAAATTTTACGACCAACCTTGTCTTTAATTCCTTTAAGTTTGTCGATTTGCAAAGGATGTACAACTATTCCATTAGGTGCTAAATGTGCAACCGTTTGAAATTTTTCTATCGTTTCAATAGCATCTAACTGATTAGCAAAATCCTTAGAACCTGCTGTATCATATTTGAATTTAAAAGTAACAGATGTAAGAACTGCAGATGCTTGATATTTTGGAATTGTGATAGTGTTGTCATTCAACACTTCAATCGCCCATGTGTTATTATACTCTGTGGCAGTACCAACGCCTGCAATAACAACTTTCATTCCTGTTTTCAATTTAGGAAGTCCGACTTTGAATTTAATCATCGTTGCGTTTTCCGAACCTACTCGAGTAAAAGGATTTGTCTCGACCAATGAGTTTTGGTCGATTTCGTAAACATAATTAGTAATAAGGCTTTCGGTTTTGGCATGTTTTAAAATACCTTTCACTTGATTTCCCTCTCCTCTGCCGAAAATTAAATTATAATTTTCTGCAATTGTTAATCCGCTTTCTAACATTTTAATAATATAATTTCTCAAAACAGAAACGCTTCTTAACATACGTTTAGAAATCATATAGCGGTGTCCAATCCTCGAAATACTTGCAACTTTTTCTGTAAGCTCTAAAGCCGAATCTGTCAACTCTCCATTTTCAGATAACATTTGAGCATCTCGATTTAATTTAGTTACTTCCAAATAAGCATGAGCCAAATAGCCTTCATCTTCTACATCTATAACAGGAATGACATTTCTTAAAGAAGCTTCATCTTTTGCGATTAAATCTTCACTTGTGGACGTTCCTATAGCTGATTGGCCGACAAAATTACTTGTCGCACTAATTGTAATTTTTACTTGTCCAGCCGATTTAGCAGAACCGTTTGCAAAATCTTTAAAACTTTGACTTCGCAAATATTCGTCCAATTCCTCAACTAATTGACTTTTTTGAGAAACAACACCTTTAGGCTTACCCATTTTTTTGACAATATCCGTAATGTCTTCTACTTCTTTTTTTATGCCCTCAAGGTCTGATTTTAAAGCAACATCTTCGGTTGCTTTATCAATTTTATCTTGAATATTTTTTTCTAATTTTTCAACTTCTTTTTGAAGTTCTATTTCTTTTTCTTTCATTTTTTTTACTTTTTTTAATTTAATATTTTGTTTAAAGTTTGATATAGCTGTAGTCTTGAGTCAATTTGTGGAGTGCTTTTTTGCGAGTCCACATTTTGAGGTTCTACGCTAATCGTTGGAGTAGCATAATTACTACCCATTACAACTGCTGAGCCCTCTATGAGTTGAGCTTCTAACACCGACCAGAAATAACCATTTTCAATGGCTTCTTTGTTTACAATAAAAGGTACATATTTATTAAAATTTTCTTTATATTCTTTTAAATCTTCATCTTCTGTATCAATGCACAAAACTAAATTTTTATAGTACATTCCAACAGAATGCTGTGTTATTAAACCTTTTGCGTACAAATCAAACATAAATTCGTTTGTTTCTTTTTTTATTTGTGCGTCAAATGTTAAGCATTCAGTTTCTCCTAAAAAATCAAATCCCAGCTCCTTCCAATCTAATACTTGAGTGTAAGCGTGAACATCCCTCGAAATGATTTTATCAAACTTGTATTCATGCTCTTGTAAAAGAAAAATAGGTCTTTTTGTGTTTAAACTTCTATTCCACAAACCATTGATATGCACATCTTTATGGCTATCTAAAATGTTAGTCGTATTGATGATCAATTGTGCTTTTAATTCATTTACATCACTTTGAATTTCTTTGCTCTGCACTTTTTTAGGAATACACATAAAAGCATCAGCTTTTTTCATTGAAACTTTTTTTAAAGCTATTAAATCATTTACATTTTTAGCTAAATATTTATGAAGTGCTTCTTTTGTTTCAAATTTTTGGTCGTTGTAAATTATCATTTTTCAATCCTCCTATTTTCTTTCAATATGCTTATTTTTTTCTGCAACGATTGTTTTAATTTCTCGTTGTTGGTTTTTTTTAATACTTTTCGTAATTCCGAAATTTTCGCTTCCATTACTGCAATATCCTTTCTATTTCTAATATTTCATTTTCATTCATTTGTAAAATTGTTTTGTCGTAAAGTGGATTGTCAATTGCTTCTAAGTCTAACTCTGCCCGCCAATCGTTCAGACAAATTAATCCAGCTTTAAATTCTAACAAACACCGTTCACTTATTGCTTTTTTTTGCCGTTGCTTTATTTCTTTGTGCTTTTGCAAAATAGCAACATTTTCCCAACTCGCATCAATATAAAATCCCGAATCATTAAGTCCTAAGAAATTATTAATTTCATTTAAGAACGTCTCAACGGTTGGGATTATTACATTGTTGTATACGCTTATTTCAGCGTTGTCTTTATTAACATAAGTACTGTCTTTTTCTCTTGGAACTAAATCTTTGTCAATGCCAAAAATTCCAGCAATTTGCATCGCATCATTTAACGTCTCTTTGAATGGCTCAAGTTCGGAAATTGTAGCTCCAAATTTTACATACTCAAAAGGAACTCCAGAAATAATATGAGTATGCTTGCTTTGGTCAAGTCCATATTTCATAAAATCATCTTGCAATTCTTTTTTTTGCTTTTCGTTCAAAGGAACTAAGCCGTCAGCATCGCCAACTTTTCCAACGATAGCCCCCAAAGCTCCACGCTTTGTATAGATAACATTTCGAGCTTCGTAAACAGCCATGAGGTTGGCAATTGTGTATTTTTGACTTTCTAACCTTGAAAATGGTTGAAATTTACCCAAATCAAATCTATCATAAGAAGTTAGAACATTGCGAGGGTCTAATCGATATGACATATTCCCGACAAATGTTTCTACGTACTTTATACTTTCTGTTAAATAATCAATATTTAACTTGTCATTTTTGTTGTAAACTATTTTAGTTGCATGAGACGGCAAAATATGGTAGTTATCACAATACTTCCAAATCGATTTTGTCATTTCAGGATTTACACCAGCGTAAATATTGGCATGCCCTGTAATAAGTTTCATTTGAATATAAAAAGCCAAAAAGTCACCAAAGCTATAAAAAGGGTTTGGATTTTCTAAAAATTTATTGATTTGTTGATTGTCCCAAACAACAGAATCATCGCTCCATTTTTTTAATAAAAACTTTGCATTTTTAGCACGCTCCGAAATAAAACCTATCGGGAATTGTATTTCGCTAATTGTCTGAAAAAGTGTGTAATAATTTCGAGAATAATAAGGAGAAAATCGCCCCAAAACACTCTCTATAGCATGAGGGGAGTAAACATAATATACCTCCTTTTGTTCAGGGTTTTTCTTTATTTCGTCTTTCAACGATTTCCGTATAGTTATATCGTGTCCAAATATTCTCATAAAACAAAAGTAATATAAATTTTAATACAAAAAGCAAGATATTAGAAAAAGTTTAAACTATTTTACATGTCTTAAAATAAACGTTTGTAACTGCTTGATTTTCAGTAATTGATTATCAGGGGTTTACGTTTTTTGCTTTATTGCTGTATATCAGCGTTTTAGTCTCATTCCTACACGGGTAAAACACCAACCTAAATAACGGGTATGATTTTTTGCCTTTTTAAATAGTCGCAAGCTGCCGAATCTGTGTCCACGCCATCGTCTTTTTGATTTTTTACCATTTTTAAATATGAATGTTTCGCTTTTAAATATTTTTGATACTCCTCGTTGCCATCTCGGGAGTAATGAAATAAATTTTGAATCGATGGTGCTTGAAAAAATATTCGTGTTTCTTTGTTTTTGTGATTATTAAGACTTCTAACAAAAGTAGACAACCCCATTTCTGCAACTTCTTTTTTGATTTGCTTTCTAAATAATGCCCACCCTGCATTACTCTCTATATTAGCTGTACCCGCACCGTGTTTTTTTATTTGCTGTAAAATTCGAGGAATTGTTATTTCGGTTGAGTCCTGTGTGTAAATAACATCAGCAACAAATACTTGTTTGTTTTTTACGTAATAAATCACAGAACATAAAAAATCATTACCTTCGTCTGCAGGGTCGATTTGACAATGTATGTAATCAGGATTTTCAGGCAAAGAATCATAATATTTTGTGGTGCTTTCGTGGAAAAGTAGCCCCTCGATTGGTTTTGGATTTTGCATGAATTGAGTTTCAAAAACCCAACCGTCCAACTCTTTAAACTTATAATGCTCGGATAGAGATGTTCTTAATTC